TTTGGGATTTAAAAGATAAAGAGTTACAATATATTATAAAAGATGCTGGTCAGGCTGTTCAAGCGAATCCAACAGCTAAAAAGGCAACTCAAGGTCCTGGTAACTGGTCAGATCAAATTAATGATGCGGCTACTGTTCTTTACTATAGAAAGAAGAAGAATATTAAAGTTGAAGCATTTGAAGGTCCTTTTTCTGCACCAGGCAGTGGGTCAATAGCTAAACCTAGAAAGGCAAAAGCTGGTGATGAAAATAAATCAATTGAACAACAGATGGCAGATGCTCGTAAAGAAAGTCTAGCCTTTCAAGAAGATGAATGGGATACTATGTGGAAGAATGCTGCCAAAGAAAAGCCTAAGATGTCATTCAAACAAGCCACTGAGTTCGTAGATGAAATCGGTCTAGATAAAAAAGAAAAGAAAGATGCATTAAAGAATGCTAAAAAATGGTTAAAGAATTAATTAAAATATTATTGATATGTGGTGGGCTGTTATCTTTTTCTGTAAATGCTGCAAATCCTACACCATCTACGATGTTCCCTACACACACCCCTCCCTTTCCAGCTATGTGCTGGACTGATATTGATCAAATGTATAGATATCATATGTATGGAATTGATCAGCAGCCTGTAGCTATGGGTAAAACCGCTGGGGGTGGATGGATAATTATTTTTAGTAATAAACATTTAGTAGATTCAGGAGGAGTAACACAGCATGGTTGGTCATTAGTAGTGGTACTTCCCACTGGATTAGGTTGTGCTATTATGATAGGATCTAAGTGGGAAAATATACCTTTTGAGGTATTAGAATTTCCACCTACACTTGAAAAGCCAGAATCTACACCAAAATTACAGTAAAATAATGCTTGACAGGCTGTTTATGAGGTGTTATAATATAATATAGTTTAATTGAAGGTGTAATGAAATGAAAGTATATGATTGTCCCTGTGATAGTTGTAAGAATCGAACCAAGTGCCGTGACCAGGCGCTGGAGTGTAAAGGTGTTAAACAATATTACGATAGGGGTTGGTTTCAAACAGAATTTGTAGGCTTAAAAATTAAACCGATGAAGATGAGAAAATGAAAGTAAATAAGAAACATAGAAATGAATCTTTTGAATCTATGATGCGTAGATTTAAGAAGGGCTGTGAAAAAAGTGATGTTCTTAATGAAGTAAAAAAGAGAGAGTATTTTGAGAAGCCCTCTATGGTGCGGCGAATTAGTAGAAAGATGGCAATAAAGAAGGAGCTTAGGAGACAAACTGATCAGAGGGTGAATAGGTTTCCTGGTAAATGAAATGGACATTAAAGTGTTTGTATGGGAAGGTTATCTACAAGATGAATTTTCTATGAAGATTATAGACTTGATTAAGTCTGCATCTTTACATTATACATTACTTCCTATTAAGAAAGATGCAGAGATGGATATAATTTCTACTATGGTAGGTGAGAAGGTGAGAAAACTTCCACAGATAGTGGTGGATGGAGAAAGAATTGGCGGCTACTATGATTTAGTAGAGTACCTGATAAATAAAGATGTAATTACTTATACAGGTAAGCCAAAATGGAAGAACAGAAATTAGATAAGATGGCTAAGGTCCGAGCGGCTAAGAAACCGCCTGCCTATAAAAATATACATGAAGATGTTAAAGACCTACCTGACGATAATTCATTAAGTGTAAAGAATGTTAAAGGGTGGGAGAAACATAATAAAGATCGTGTCAAAGACTTGAAGTATAAGATACGACGAATGGATAAAGGTAAAGAGAAAACAATATTAGAACGTGAGGTAGAGAATAGATCAGTTTATATAGCTAACATCGCTAGATATTTTGATACTTCTGTGTGGTTAGATTTGTTTTATGGTAAAGATCAAGAACACAAGACTCGTTACAAAACTATAGCTTATGCTTATGACGACGAAGGATACATTAAGACAACATCAACTACAAATTGAATTTCCGGGCCAAGAAAAGTATTGGTTAGATAATAATGTAGAGATGACTCTAGTTGAAATGAAAGACTGCCTTGAAGGTAGAATGAGATGTTGGAAAAATGAAAGAGGATGGCATTACACAAGAAAACATACCGGGCCCGAACAATTCCCAATAGAGTTGCATTGGGTTTGGCATGAGCCCCTTTAGCTCAGATTGGTAGAGCAGCTCACTTGTAATGAGCAGGTCATCTGTTCGATTCAGATAAGGGGCTCCAAAATATTATGATATTAATTGACTTTACACAAATAGCAATAGGCAGTCTGATGGTCGCCATCAATAAAGGTGGTGAAGATGTTGATGATGGCTTAATAAGAACTCTCGTCTTAAATAATTTAAAATACTATCGTGGTAGATTTAATGAGAAGTATGGAGAGTTGGTGATCTGTTGTGACAGTAAACACTACTGGCGTAGAGATTACTTTCCTAACTATAAAGCTAATCGTAAAAAAGATAGAGCAAGTTCAGGCCATGACTGGGATTTTATTTTTACTTCATTGAATGATGTGAGAGATGAAATCAAAGAGCACTTTCCTTATAAAGTATTAGAAGTCTATGGTGCTGAGGCAGATGATATCATAGCTACTCTGGTTAAATCTGAAAAGGATGATACTATTATTATTTCATCTGATAAAGATTTTATACAGTTGCATAGTCATAAGGTAAAACAATATAGTCCAGTTTCAAAGAAGTTTGTTAATGGTACAGCCCCACATGAATATTTGAGAGAACATATTATTAAAGGTGATCGTAGTGATGGTGTACCTAATGTGTTATCACCAGATGATACATTTACAGAAAGTAAAAGACAGAAACCTATTCGTAAGACCATGTTGGTAACTTTAACAGAGGCAATGAATAGATGGGAGCCCAAAGATTTATTTCAATTAGCTAAATGTAATAGAGATACTTGGGTGCGGAACTGGCAACGAAATGAAACTCTAATTGATCTAAATAAAATTCCAGATGATATTAGGAATGAAATTTTAAAAGAATTTAAGAACACCCCAACAGGTGATAGAAGTAAGTTGTTTAATTACTTTGTTGAACACAAACTAAATAATTTAATACAATCTATAGGAGATTTTTGATATGGGATATGAAACTTTTACTCCTTTGTTTCACGAAGTATTTACTAAAGTAAATAATGCAAAGGATAAACCTAAGAAGGTGGCCGTACTACGCAAGTATGATACACCTAGCCTTAGAAACTTTTTGATGTGCGCTTTTAATCCTGACATAGAATGGATGTTGCCTGAAGGTGAAGTTCCTTATATGCCTAACGATGCACCTGATGGTACTGATCATAGTACTTTGCAACAGGAAACAAAGACAATTCATAATTATGTAAAACGAAAAGTATTTGGTTCGACAACAGATGAGTGGTTGATAGGCAATGCTGATCTTAATTCAGCTAAAAGAGAAATGCTATTCATACAATTGTTAGAAGGGTTGAGTGCTGGTGAAGCGGAATGTATGTGTCTGGCTAAAGATAAAAGTTTACATCGTAAATATAAAGGCTTGAATGCTAATACTATACGAGAGGCTTTCGGATGGGATGAAAATTTCCATGATGCAAAACTTGTAGCTGAGACTAATGCTCAAGCTGGTGCTCGGGTTGATCTAGGTAGGACTCCTGAGGACATGGCCTATGTAAATCGTACTGGATGAAAATCGACTTTAGAATGAAAAAGTGGTGATCCAAGTCCGGCGACTATTTTTCCCCCAAAAGGTAAATATAAGAAAACTCTAATATACCCATATAGTGCATATAGAGAAATTTATGGTATCCATCAAAAATCGTTATGATAGCTAAGTTATTGATATCCTTAGGAAATCCTCGACTTGTCTAAAAACGACATCAAATGTCGCATTTAGAACTTGACATACTTGACTGAATGTAGTAAAATAATAGATGAAAGTGAGAAATGGGTTCTCATTATTTTGATTGGAGTATGAAATGTCGATAATTATGCCGCAAGTGGAAAAATTGCAGATTAAGACGCCTGACCAGAAAGCAGTGATTTCTGAACATGAGCCGTCCGAGATTGAACAGTGTCGTAAGTTGATTGAGGGTACTGATAATATTATTCAGTATATCTTCAAGGAAATCGAGCCTGATGCAACTGTACATTGAGGGGTATCGGAGTCACAACAAGGAGCTTTACCGAGCTCTTGGTAGTGCGGCTTTGTGGTATGGGGCTGTTCTGTTGGGTACTCGGATGGTTAAGAATATTTCTTTAGACATTAAACTGACCAAAGGTTTAAAGCAAAAGGAAAAGGCTTATGGCTATTGTCATATCATAGACCACAATTTATCTAGACCAAGAGAGTTTTGTATTGAACTTGATGCTTCTATGAAGTATGGGTTTGATGAAATTCTTACATGGTTAGCCCATGAAATGGTCCACCTTAAACAGTTTGTTAGAAAAGAACTGTGGGATTATGAAACTGGTCAAGTTCAGTGGAAGTCTAAGACTTTTAGTAGAACGAAATATGATGATCAGCCATGGGAGAGAGAGGCCTATCGTCTAGAAGAAAAATTATATAATGAATTTTCGGAGTGGTATTATGAGTGATGTAGGAGAGAGAGTTGAGGAGATAACGGCCCAGGTTCTAGAAGTAGACCCTGCAATGGTTAAGAGTACTTCTAATTTTAATTATGATTTGGGAGCAGATTCTCTTGATGTGGTTGAGTTGATTATGAGCTTGGAAGAAGAATTTGATATTGAAATTTCTGATATAGAAGCCACCACTATATTTACAGTAAAAGAAGCTGTCCTTTTTATCGAAGAAAAGATGTTGAATTAATTATGGCTGAAGGTAGATGGGCTGATTGGCAAGTGAGACAGATTGCTCAAAACATGGCAGAGAAATGTCCTAAGCGGGAATGGTTTGATGGAGATGATGAGAATTATCTAACATCACTCAAGAGTTGGTCACACATAACAACGAGACAATTATATTCAATGGAACTAGAAGAACGTCAAATGATTATCTTTATGCACCATTTAGCAATTGAACACGTTGGAGTGGAGACATTTGATCCACAAGACACAGGACGTTACTCACAAGGCAGTGATTTCAAACCACATGAGGGTAAAAGATAATGGAACCGTCATTAGGTATCATTTTTGCTGTGATGACAGTATTAACTCAAGCTATGACATTATTGGGTTTGGATAAGCACAATGAATATGATAGAGAACAGATTTATTGTGGTGCTCAGAATGTTTATTTTGAGAGTCAAGGAGAACCAGACTTGGGTATGGTGGCCGTTAGTCAAGTAGTCATAAATAGAGTAAATGATTCTAGATGGCCTGATACTATTTGTGATGTAGTGTGGCAAGAAAAACAATTTTCTTGGACACACGATGGTAAGACAGATAGAATTCCGTTGGGTTCTACCTACCAAAAAAGACTATGGATAAAATCTGTGTATATGTTTTTGATAGCTTATGGTGAAGATATTACTAATGGTGCCACACATTATCACAGTAAGGGTGTTAGTCCATGGTGGACTGATGAAATGGAGATAACTGCCACTATTGGCAATCATATATTTTTGAAGGAGAAGTGATGAAAAAATTAATATTAGTTGGTCTAGTTTCACTGCCGTTAGTTAGTGGTTGTGCTACTAAAATGGAAACAGGTACTCTTGTGGGTGCCTTGACAGGTGGAGCATTGGCTTATGGTTTGGGTCAAGACTCCCATAATAAAGAACTATGGACAGTTCTTGGTATTGGTCTTGGAGCAATGGTGGGACAGAACATTGGTCAGCAGCTGGATGAACGAGATCGTATATTGATGGGTCAGACTTTTAATCATACGATGGAGAAGGCTCCGATTAATGCAACTGGCCAATGGCAGAATCCAGATACAGGACACGGTGGTAGTGTAACACCTACTCGTACATTTGATACAGGTACAGGTCCGTGTCGAGAGTTTACACAAACAGTTAGTATTGGTGGGCATACAGAAGAAGCCTATGGGACTGCGTGTCGCCAAGCCGATGGTTCATGGAAGATTAAACAATAATGCCTACATATACAATGAAAGATCCTGAGGGTGTGGAGCAGGAAGTTTGGTGCTCTATTGCCGATATGGAAAAGAAAAAAGAAGAAGGGTGGACTACAGTGTTTAGTCCTCCTAAAAATAGTCTTATTGGACATACCGGTGATGTTATTAGTCATACGAGTTCCGGTTGGAATGATGTATTAAAAGAGATTAAAAGTAAGAATCGTGGAAGTACTATCGAAACTAAATATTAATATAATATTTTAGAGGAGATTACTAACACTTGAGTAAACATAGAAAAATGCAGATACAATTAAATCAATTATTAACTATTAATCCTATTGGTGAAAGCCAACAAAAGGTTTTCGATGCATGGGCTAAAGATAAGAATTTGTTCCTTACAGGTAGCGCAGGGACAGGTAAGACTTTTATTCTATTGCATTTGGCTTTTAAAGCTGTTCTTGATAAAGCTGAACCATATGATAAGGTGATATTGGTAAGATCGTTGTTGCCTTCAAGGGACATTGGTTTTCTTCCAGGCACGTTGCAAGAAAAATCGGATTTATATCAAGATCCTTACAGAATTCTAACGAAATATTTGTTTGAACAACCTTCCGAACAAGCACATGATCAGCTTTATGGAAAGTTGATTGGCCAAGGTTCATTAGAATTTTATTCGACCTCATTTCTTAGAGGTCAAACATTCGACAGGAGTATTATAATTGTCGATGAAGCTTCTAACCTCACCTTTCAAGAGTTAGATACTATTATGACCCGTGTAGGTCAAGACAGTAAGATTTGCTTTGCCGGTGATATGGCACAGTCAGACTTACGGAAGCATAATGGTGATCGTGAAGGTTATCATAACTTTGAAGCCATCTTGGAAGAAATGGATGAATTTGAAGTTGTAGAATTCACTATTGGTGATATTATTAGAAGTGGTCTAGTAAGAAGTTATTTAATCGCAAAATCAAATATGCGAGTAAAAGAAGTTTTGTAAACTTCAACACAGGAGAAGTAAAGTGAAAAAGTTGTTTTATATTATGTTAATTGCAGTATCGAGTGCTGCGTATGGTACGGATTGGGCCCACAATCAAATTGATTTAACCCACAAATACGGAGATGGTTCGGGGGTTAGTGTGGGTATTATGGATGGTACTACAAGATGTAGCCATCAAGAATTAGTTGGTAGGTGCAAAAATTATTTTCCCTCAGATTTTATGGGAGCCTATTATAGTGATCACGGGACTCACGTTGCCACTATAATAGGTGGTGTAGATAAAGCTCCATCGTGGATGAATCATGGTGGTGGTGTAGCACCTAAAGCTAATCTTTATAGTTATTCTGTATTCGGCAGTAATGCTGGTGTATGGGATGCTTGGTGGATTTCAGATAGCGCCGAAGCTGAAATGGCTAATCTTGCGGCAAGTCATGGGGTTTCAGTAATCAATCAGAGTTATGGTGATTATAATGACCAAGGCCGTGCTTATCTAAACGATGCTATGTTGGCAGTGTGGCGAGCTCATAAGAATATTACTTTTGTAAATGCTGCAGGCAATGAAGGCACTCTTTTGGATCCAAAAAGTCATGGAAATATAGAGAATGTTATTTTTGTTGGTGCATCAGATCAATCAGGTAATATAGCATCATGGTCTAATAAACCAGGCAATGCTTATAAACATCAGTTTATAGTTGCACCAGGAGATTATATATCTGGCGGGTTTGCAATGAGTGATGCTGATTATGGTTGGATGTCTGGTACATCAATGGCCGCACCGATGGTTACTGGTGCTATTGCAATTTTACACGATCATTGGGGCCATTTAAAAGGAAATCCAGTAGCAACTGCGGGTATTCTTTTTGACTCAGCTATTGACAAAGGAAAGCCAGGTGTTGATAAAATATATGGCCATGGGTTGTTAAACATCCGTGGTATGTTTGAGCCTATTCCTATAACAGATAATCCTCCTGAGGGTGGCGACGACGCCGAACCTTGTGATGATGTTGTTATTACTCCTCCTAGTGATATAGTAATAGGTACTCCTGGTGGTGGTAATTGGTATGATAGCCGTGGAAATCGACATCTATCATCGTGTGCTGGCGATACTAAACCTGATGATCCCAGTGATGATATAGTAATAGGAACTCCAGGTGATGGTAATTGGTATGACAACAAAGGAAATCGTAAGTATTATGCTATTGAAGTAAATGGTAAACGTAAAGTATTAAGACGAATGAATGCTAGTTCGGCTCTGATACATTCTGCCAGTGATTTGGATGTAGTATTCTTTGACAAATATGGTAGAGATTATAAAACTAATGCCGCAAACTATAATTCGCATAGTTCTGTAGTTACAGACTATATGGAGTTAGGTGAAGGTGTGTCGATGCAGATGGTGAACAATGGTAAGCCTAACTTTAAAGTAGATATGGATGGTGTAGCAGTTGGTCGTGGACGTACTATGGGGTTTGATAATAACCCAGTACTTGCTTCACTAAATGATGGTACGTTTATATCTAATGATAAGATGGGTGTGATGTATACAGATTCTACTACTGCGGCTGTTTATAAGCCAGAAGATTGGTTGACTTTAACTTATGTTAAAGAAAATGGGTTTTTAGGCTCGACAGGAGTGGGAAAGTATGATACAATAGCTAGTACAGTATCAAAAGAGTATGGTATGTTCTTTGGGTCAGCGACTATGGCAGTATCTAAAGGTGATGGTAGTAAGAGTAGAAGTATTGTAAAGATGTCAGATACAGTGCCGTCTTTAGGTTTTGCCGCTGGTTTGAGGGGTGAGATTATGAAGAATCTTGATTGGAGTTTTACAGTTAGCCAAGACCTACAACCTACTGGTGGTACTATGAGTGTATCTTATGATAATAAACATGGCAGAAATATTAGTCGTACTATAGACATGGGTGATTATAGAGATACAAAGTTGATGTTTAGAATTAAATTTACTTGGTAATATATTATGGAATTTATACACACAAATGGTTATGAACCATTCCCAGAGTTGCCTGTACACAAACTCGATGGGATGCGGTTCTATGAAGCGCCTGATGGTTTAAAGTATCCTAGTATCACAACGGTACTAGGTAGACGTCCTGGTAAGCAAGAAGGTTTGCAGAAGTGGCGTGATCGTATTGGTGAAGAACAGGCTCGTATTGTCTCTGGTAAAGCTGCTCGAAGGGGGACTGTGTTTCATAACATAGTTGAAACCTATTTG